GCCATTCTCCAGCAAAGCCTGAACAGCAGCCACCCGATCCCGGACAGGAGGATTAGCCTTAGGTGACTGGTTAGACATGCCATAGCTTTCGAGAATAGCAATATCGGTTTGTGTTGCGTTTGTGCTGCGGTTGCCGCCGCTGGCGTCTGGATAAACGTAGATCTTGTGGTCTGGGTAGTGGGCCTTGATCTTCTGGGCCAGTGCGTCAGTGTCGTGGGCACCGCTGATCTCGTCCACGACGTAGAGGCTCTTGCCAACGCGGATGGCGATCACGGCGGACATGTTGCCCACGTTGAAGTCAACGCCGATGCGTAGCGGCTCGCGGCTGATATCCGGCATTTGTACGGCCACATGTTTGACGCGATCAAAGCGGTCGTAAACCTGACCAGTGGTCAAGTTCACGAATTCTCCGTCCAGATAGGCACGCAGTAACTGCGGGTCATAGTTGGCCTGCATCCGCTCGATGAAGTCAGGCGGTAGGTATGGGTTGTCCTGCGTACGCATCCTGATCAGCCGCCGATCCTCACGGCCCTTGCCGTCTTCACTGGCGAAGGTCTGCCACATCCAGCGGAAGCCCTCAGGTGTTGAGGCTGCCGCAAACTGCCGCACATTGCCGGAACGCAAGCGGCCAAGAATCTTTGGAAATGCCTTGTTTGCAATAGCTGGGTTCACTGTGTCGATCTCGTCAGCCAGTATCCAAGCGCCGTTGATGCCGATGATCCGTTGCCAGTTCTCAAAGCTGCGGCACAGGATCTTGGTATCGCCGCCCGGTAGGTGCAGGTTGTACTCAGGCAGTGGTGACGCCCTGAAGGTGTACGGGATGTCGTACGCCTCAAGGAAGTCATCAAAATCTGACATCCAAATGTCCCGGATCAATGGACCGGTTGGCTCTAGGACCACGCCGATGAAGCCTTGGTTGGCCATAGCAAGGTGAACAGCCTTGGCGCACAGTGCTCGCGTCTTACCTGCCCCGTAGCCAGCAGACACACCAAGAATGCTGGTGGTCTGGTCATCCACAAACGCAAGCTGCCCAGGGTGCAGGTCGCTGCGGATGCGCTGGAGAACGTCATCCATGCCATTGCCAGCCTTTACCAGAAAGCCAAGCAAGGGTGACGGCTCAACAATGCCGGTGAGCAGGCTCATCCGTTCAGGTCAAAGCGAAGCAGCCGGGCCTGGGTTTCCACGGCTTTGATGGCTACGCCGATGTTGCCGCGCTTCCGGGCTTCACGTTCGCAATCCTGCAAGCGGGAAAGGGCACTGACAAACCACTCATCACGGTTTTGATCGGCCACCTCCTGCTGAAGTTTTCGTGCTCTGGCAATGTAATTTTCAGCTTGGCGTTCGCTTATATCCCACTCCTCCGCACAGTGACGCACAATTTGCGTGCGGCTATATGCCTGCAAAAGAAGATCGTAGACCGCATTTACACGGCCATCGACTTCAACGTTGGTTCCTTTCTTTGCCATAGGTACAGGTTAGGGCATGGCCCCGAGGGGTGGCCGGAATTTCCGACTACGCCAGTGCTTGCAAGGCTTGTCACGTTTGTCACGCTGTGTCACGGTACCTGTTACGCCGAAATCCCTTGCAGCGCAGCCATTGTCACGCTTGTTACTCTTTTTCTATAAATAAAGATATAGATAGAGAGGGGTGAGAGGGGGTAAGGGGGGTTCTCTCTCTATATGGGGTTATGTTTCCCCGGAAGCGTGACAAGCGTGACAAGCGTGACATCGGTTGCCGCGCAAGGGATCTCAGCGTTACGGTCGGCGTAACAAAATCAAAAAAGCGTGACACTTGAGAAAAGCGTGACAAGCGTGACATCGGTTGCCGCGCAAGGGAAGTGAGCGTAACAGTGGATTTGTCACGCTAAGAGGTCGATTGGAATGAGGGTGCAGCGCATGGTGCCCATTTTTTCAAACCGAATTGGGCTGGTTGTCACGGCTCCATCGATTCGGCGTAACGCTTGGCGGTGAGCACCACCGCTCCATGGGGTGTCGCGTAGGAGGCTTTGGAGGTTGGATTGGGTGTTGGCGATGGCAATGCCACCATCGTGATATTTGATGCCGTAGCGGGCGAGGATGGCGGCTGGTGATTCGTTGCCGAGTTGCAGGCTGGTGCGTGCAAGGGCAAAGAGTTCGCGGATGGTGATGCGCTGGTTGTCGGCAAGCACCATGGTGTTGAGGATGTGGTTAAGGCACTTGACCTCATCGGCATCGGATGGATCAGTTTGCTGGGATTCCCAGTTCATGGTTTTGATCCATGCGTGAGCTTGCTCAACGGTGAGTGGCTCACCACCGCCTGGGGATAGCGACCAAGCACCGGCCAGGAGGGTGCCGTACTGGTCGCCGTAGCGCTGGCCGAATTGGATGGCTAGGGCCTTGGCAAGGGTGTGTGCGTTTTTGCGAATGGTAGGGATGTTCTGGACAGTTCGGGCGATCAATTCACGACCACGTTCGGGCGTGACGGTTGCGAGGATATCTTGCTCAAAGGCAGTCCATTCGTCTTTGTCGAGTGGATCCTTGCGAAGACCTAGCACGCAAAAGCGATCAATATCTGCCTTTTGGATCAGTGCGACGTTAATGGAAGAAACGCAGAACATGCTGCGAATTTCAAAGGCGTTTGCGCCACCTGAGGTGGTGCCTTTGTATATTTTGCCTCCTTCTGACGATGCAATTCGAGCAAGTGCAAGGACATTTTGAACGATCTGTTTGTCGCGTTGTTCGTTCTGCTCGAACTCATCAAAGACAACTGGGATTGCATCAGAGCGCAGGGTGCCGCGAAGACCTGCTTCAGTTGTGCCACCTGTTGCGGCTTGATAGATGCCACCAAGGAGGGGACGTAGGAAATGCTTGAGGATGGTCGTTTTGCCGGTGCCTGCACCACCTGTAATCCAGGCATGTGGCCGCCAGTCCAAAGCACCACAGACTGGTGCAAGGACGGTCCAACCAAGAAGGAAATAGGCGTTTACTGGCACCTCCCAGCGAAAACGTGTGGCAATGTTGCGGATCTTGATTGCCATTTCGTCTGAAAGTGGCGTGGCTGCGGGTCCAGTCAGCTGCTTGGCATGTTCGTAGAAAAAGTGGGTGAGTGGTGGAGAGGAGATGTCGTGCTCAATGCCATCAACGATGAGGCGATCACCAAGGTGAACGATGACGCGATCACGGTCGTACCAGGCACCACGACCACGAACGCGATCTGAGTCGTAAACGCCTTGGCCCAAACAGAGCGACATGAGGCTATCGGCTGCTTGATCCCAATTAGGACCAGTGCCTTTGTTGTAGGCAGCCAACCACCATTTGAGAGGCGCGAGATTCAGGAGGTTGAGTTTGGTGTGCTGGCTGGCTGTTAGTTCGATAACCTGGCCACCAGCGGTTGGCAGGTAGAAGTAGGAACCGTGATCAAAGCCAAGGCAACGGAATGGAAGCTCTGACGGCTCGGGTTCAGGTTCTGGATCGGCAGGCTCACCATCCTGCGGCGGTGGAGCAATGGGTTCCAGTGGTTGAGAGATGTTGGTTTTGATATAGGCAGCTGCTTCTTCGGCTGACCAGTTGGCATCGGCTAAGTCCCAGCCTTCCGTGGCGTCTTGGGGTGGTGATGCAATTTGCAGGCGATCAACGCCAAGTTGCAACAGCTTGCGAGATAGCCGATCCATAGCTTGACGGCCAGGTTGATCGGCATCAGGCCAAAGGATGATGCGGCGATTGGCTAGCGGTGACCAGTCCGCTTTGTCGATGGCCTTGCAACCTGATGGCCAGGTGGTGACCACTGCCTTTGGGTAAAGCTTGGCGGCTGCGTCGGCAGTCTTTTCGCCTTCAACAACCAGTACGGTCGCGTCGGGTTTGGTTGCTAGTGCATTGAGGTTGAGGAGAGGCCGAGGTGCAGGTGGCGCCTTCCAACACCATGTGGAGCCATCCCAGTAGAGGGGACGGATCTGCTTGTTAGGGAAGCGGCAGACGATGAAATCTTGGCTGTAATGCCAGACGGACTCAGCACCTTTTATCGGTGGCTGTGGGCGCTGCGGAACGACGCCGAGGTGATGTTCGATGCGAGTAGCTGCTTCTTTGAATGACCAGTTGTTGCGGCGCATCAGCAAGGTCATGCCATTACCAGCACCGCCGTTGCAGTTTGGTCCACCGCATTGATTGCAGAACCAAGTGCCGTTGCCTTCGCGGTCATCAAAGCGATACCGATCTTCGCCGCCGCAGAGAGGACAGGGTTGGTGTTTGTCGGTGAGTTGGTCAGCTGTAATGCCAGCAAGGGCGCCAAGAATTGACGGCCAATGGCCGTTGGCTAGATCTGTGATTTTGCTCATGCTGTGGGCTGCTGTTTTTTAATTTCTTCAGCGATGAGCTGACGGATCACTGCTGCGCGTGAGATGTTGCCACGCTGCTTGGCTTGGGCGGTCAGCCAGGAAATCTGAGGCGGCGGCAAAAGGATGTGGACGTTCTGCATGGGAGCGCCAATGGCATCAGCATCATACAGGTTCTGTAGGAGAATGCAACAGGATCCGCTGCGCATCCTCTACGGATCTTGCAATGCCCGCGACACCACCAGCCGCTTGGACTGCATCCATCCAGTTTTTTTGCTCAGGTCGAACCCTGCCAGTTGGGCTCTTGACCTCAATGCTGGTGAAAACGGCCAGCTGGGCGCCAACCATGTCTGGCGTGATGGTGATGGTCCGCCAGCCAATTAGGTCAGCGCTGCCTTTGCACAATCCAAATTGCACTGGGCGACCGTTGGCATCTTTCAGGGTCCCGGTGTTATTGCGGAACAGGCGACAGTCACCCTTGCCGCAGGCCAACCGGATGTGCTGTTGGATCTGCTGCTCGCTCAAGCTGCGCCATGCCTTTTAGCCAACCTAGCCTGATGCACCCGTTCCGCCCAGCCTGGTTTGTAGCCGCGTTGATGCGCCAACTTCTTGAGATCCTCAAGGGACTGAGCATTGCGTTGCTCACGTTTGAGCCTTGACTGAACAAACCATGACCCAGTTTGTAGTTCTTCCAACTGTCCTGGTATGACATCGATTTCACGCTCTTCTGCTTGAAATTGGTGACCACATTCAATACATTCCCGAGCAGCTGCATAGTTTGCGGCATAACAGGAGGGACAAACTTTTACGGGTGGCGCCTTGCCATCTTTCTTCTTAATTCCGTCTAATGTCCAGTCCCGATCTTCAAGGTGGTGGCCAAGTTTGAGCATGTTGCCAACGTGATCCAATACAACGGCACGCTTGCCATCCAGTGGCCTAAGACAGCGACCAATCATCTGAAGGTGCAAGCCAACCGACTCGGTAGGGCGGAGCAGGATGCAACCGCCAACGCTGGGAACATCTACGCCTTCACCGATAAGGGCACAGCTGGTCAGCACCTTGATATCGCCAGACCCCAAGCGCCGCAACAGGTCTTGCCTGCAATCATTGCTCATCGTGCCATCAATGCTTTCTGCCTGTATCCCTGCCAAGTTGAATGATTTGGCAACCTCTTCTGCGTGCGCAACTGTGGCGCAAAATGCAATGGCTGTTTTTCCGTCCAAGTGTTGCCGATAGTGGCCTATGCAATCACCAACAATTGCCCTAAGACCTTCCTCGGCTTGCCGCAAGTCATAATCACCCATCCGTTTGCGCAGATTTGATGTATCAAAACCTGGAGGTACAAAAACCTGGGCTGGAGCAAGAAAACCATCATTAGTTAACTGTTTAATTGATGGCCCTAAAACCATTGTTTGATACCACTCGCCAAGACCACGACCATCGCCGCGAATTGGGGTGGCTGTAACTCCTAGCAGCTTAGCAGCGTTGAAATGCTGGACAACGTTCCGCCATGTCCCGGCATTGGTGTGGTGGGCTTCGTCTACGACCAGTAGTTGGAAGAAGTCGGGTGGGATTAGGTGCAGTCTGCGGGCAAGCGTTTGCACACTGGCCACCTGCACCGAATGGGTGAGGTCCATCTTGCGGTTGGCACGGATGCAACCGTGCGGCACATCCATGGCCGTAAGGCTGCGGCTGGCCTGATCCAGAAGCTCGGCGCGATGGACAAGGATGCAGACGCGGTTGCCTTTGCGAGCAGCGGACTGGGCAATGTGGCTGAATATGACGGTCTTGCCACCGCCGGTGGGGAGCACGGCCAGTACTGAGGAATGACCGAGCTGGTACTGGAATCTGATCTGCGCGACCAAAGCCTCTTGATATGGCCTGAGCTGCATGGTGTTGCAATGGGTGCGCTGATGGTATAGGATCCACGAGTCAACCGCAACCCGCCATGAAAACGGTCTACCACTACGACATTGAGCAAGGTACTAATGAATGGCACGCGTTGCGGCGTGGTGTCATCACTGCCAGCACAGTGGACAAACTATTGACTGGCACTGGCAAGCCAGCCAACAACGACACAAGCCGAGCACAGTTGTATCAACTGCTTGCCGAACGCATTACAGGTGAAAGCGAGCCATCGTTTTACAACGACGACATGGCTCGCGGGCATTTGCTTGAACCCTACGCTCGCAATTTGTATGCCGATTACTACGGACCCATCACAGAATGTGGATTTGTAACAATTGTTGAGGATTCAAAAGTAATTGTTGGTTATTCCCCAGATGGCTTAGCGGGAGATGATGGCTTGATTGAAATCAAATCGCCACGTCGCAAAACTCATTTAAAATCGCTTCTTACCGATGCAATCCCTACTGAGTACATTTCGCAAGTTCAGACCGGTTTGGCGGTTACAGGCCGTAAGTGGTGCGACTTTATTTCCTACGCTCCAGGGCTCCCATTTTTTGTTCACCGCTGCTATCCAAATGCAAAGTTAATTCAGCAAATTTTTAAAGCAATTGAGACCGCTGAACTACAATTGGCGGATCTAATGTCTATTTATATAGCACAAGCATCTAATTTTGTATCAACAGAACCCATTCAACCCGAGCAGGAGATTGTGATCTGATGGATTTAACAACAACATTGTCTGCAAAAAGCAATCAATTGAACACTGATGATTTGATTGCCGGACCAATTACCATAACCGTGTCAAAGGTCACGGCTGGCAGCACACCCGAGCAACCTGTAGCCGTGCATTATGAAGGTGATCAAGGCAAACCATGGCAGCCTTGCAAAAGTATGCGTCGAATCTTGGTGGCCGCTTGGGGACCCGATGCTTCACGGTATGCAGGGCGCCGTATTACATTGTTTCGCGATCCCGATGTTAGTTATGGTGGCGTAAAAGTTGGAGGAATTCGAATTAGCCATTTAAGTAACATCGATTCTCCGCTTTCTATTGCGTTGACAGTGACACGTCAAAAGCGTGCTCCGTATCGTGTGGAACCTTTGACAGCATTAGTTGCAAAGGTCAAACCTGACAAGCCGGTTGCTGCACCTGCTGCTGCTTTTACGGATGACCTCTTCTGAATTTCTGACTGATCTACAACTTGCTGCGCGGTGGCATCTTCACCGCCAGACGTTGATCCGTTGGCGGTCGAGTAACACTGGGCCTGCATTTACCAAGATCAACGGTCGCGTGCTCTATCCCCTGGCCGAGGTGGAGCAATACGAAAAGGCCAACACCATCACACCTGACAACCAATGACCTTCAAAGCAAACGGCGCACTGTTCAAGAACACACCTGAGAAGCTGCAAGAGCGGTTCAAGGATCGCTACGACCCCAGCCGCAACTACCCGGCATTTGATGGCGTCTTTAGCATCAAAGAAGATGACCGAATGGCGTTTGCGTCCTATGTGATGAACGCCAACCCAAATGATCGCGGTGAGATCCCCATCAAGATCAGCGGTTGGACCAAGCAGGCTGCTAGCGGCCAGAACTACCTGAGTCTTGCCTTCGAGCCTGACTACAAGACGATGAAGGCGATCGAGGAGAAGATGGCGGCTGCTGGTGCAGCTGACAGCTTGGCCAAGGCAACTGGCGGTGCTGTGGTCGAGATCAGCGAGGTTGATCTGTTCTAAGGCTTCATCAGCAACAGCTCTAAACGGGCGATCTCATTGGTCGCCTGCTGGAGCAAAGCCTGTTGAAGGTTCCAAGAACGATAAAGAGTTGCCGCAAGTGGTCCGACGTTTTGAGTGATTTCAAGGCGCCGGGCCATTACTTCAACTTTGAGTTGGTCCTCGGTCGCCACCCTAGGGATCATCCACTGTCCGAATTGTTCCACTTCCATGGAGCTAACAATCCCCATAATGCCTAATGAATTGCAAAATTTGCGGTAGCAAGAACAACCGGACACCAGTAACCAATGGGCATCTGCCTGATGAGGTGGTCCGCAAACGGGTCTGTTTGGCTTGCGGCCATGCGTGGTTTACGGTGGAGATGACTGTCCCTGTTTACGCCATTGGCTGGTCTGATCGACACCAGCACAAGCCGGTGCTACGGACTCCGCTCACGCTTGAGCCAAGCTTTGTTGAGGCTGCTGACGTGATGAAAAACCTGGCCAAGGCCAATGCAGCCATCCAAAGGAAAGCGGCGCTTAAATGCGGCGAAGATTTATGACACGCCATTGACCCACGCCGCAGGTGGTGTATAGTACCGGAACAGGGGCAAGCTCCTGCATCCAATCAAATCCAATCCAATGATCAACAATCCTTTTATCAACCGCCTTGCCGTCATTGTCTTGATGTTTGCGGTCTACGCAGCAGGTGTCAGCGGCGGTCGCGAACAGACCGTGCTTACCGCTCAAGGCGAACCCGTTTGCCAGCAGGTGCTCAAGCCATGACCCTACGCAATTATTATTTTCGCATTCGTGACGCCAATATCTACGAGTGCATCAAGGCCACCAGCTGGCTAGAAGCCAAAGCCATTGCTACCGAAGAATGGCTGCCGTACTGGAACCAGATTGAATGGCTCACGCCTACTGACCACCATCAAGTAAAACTCCCCAATGTCTAACATCCAAGGTGCGCTGCTCCTGTGGCGCGAAGATGATCACGCCCGCTACGGCGATGGCATCAGCCGTCCCGTACCCAAGGCACGCACCAAGCTTTATACCTTGATCGTGTACAAGTCCGGCTCAATGCCCATGACCATGACGATGCGTGCCGAAAGCAAAGCGGCTGCCATCACCTACGCTCAAAACCGTTGGCCTGATGCTGTGATTGAATCCAAATGATTGACCACCTGACTCGCCTGCAAGCACTGGTAAGCGACTCCGGCCTATTTAAGGCTGGCCGTGACCATGAACGGGAGCACGTCAAGGCATTGCTCCGTGTCCGCATGGATCAGTTGCACCACAATTCAGTAGCGTGGCAGGAGTGCCGCAACCTTTACAACATCATCAAATGAATCAAGCAGAACTGGACAACCGCCGCCACGAAATGATGGAGGCGCTTTATGCACGCAGCGGACGCACCTGCAACACCTATACGGGGCTGTGGGACGAGTTTGCCCATGACCTTGCCAACAACACGCGGGACGTGGAGTATGAAGAGCTATTCAAGGCGGTCTGTCTTGCCATGGGCGAAACCCAATCGGTGCTGATTGAGAAGCACGCTCAGCAGGCCATTCAAGTTGTTCGCCGTTACGTCTTAGGCAAATGGGCGTAGGAGCAACATCAAAACGCAATCGCAATCTATCGGTCAACATCCGCGTCACCGAAGAGGAGGTTGCTGCCGCCAGAGATTTTGGCAACGGCAACGCCTCTCACGGTTATCGGATGGCTTTACGGGTTGCCACTGGTCGCAAATCAAAACCTATCCCATTGAGTACACTGCTGCGAGCGGCTGCCGAAATGGCGGCTGAACTCGAAGACTTACCTAAACGTGGAGCACCTAGGCAATCAACATGAATGAACCGTTTTTCAAGTCTTATCTACTTGGACGCAACTTTTTGCTTGAGGATATTAAAACACTGAACAATGCAGAGCTGGACACTCTGAACATTGAAACCATGGCTGCTCTTGAGGAGGCTCGGTATCAGTACGCACGAGTGGATGACAAGACCACGGCAGAAGCTGGGCCAGTATTTGCTCGTATGAAAATTGCTGGTTACTTCCAAGCTGCCATCAAGCTGGAGTTGGAGGCCAATGACTGATCTGGTAAACCATCCGCCGCATTACACCGACGGATCTATTGAGTGCATCGATGCAATTGAAGCGCAGTTGACGCCAGAAGAGTACAGAGGCTTTTTGAAGGGGAACATTGCTAAATATGTTTGGCGTGAGCGCCATAAAGGTGGGCCAGAATCACTGAAGAAGGCACGCTGGTATTTGGATCGTCTTATCGGTACCCTGGAACCATGAGTGCCCCATTCTTGAACTGGCTTGAAAACTGCGCAGTGCGATTGCTGATCTCTAGCCCACGGGTTGGTTTTATTGCAATCAAGCATCACAGCTTCACTCAAATGTATGTTGCTCAAGATCCAACTGATCCGCAAATTGCCAGTATCGACTATGAGTCAGAGCCATTGTCGATGCAACTGGAACGGTTGTATCACGAACCCGCATATGGTGAACTCGAATGATCGTTCTTTACAGCGGCAGGGTAATTGTTGAGCGATTGCGGTTGTCCGACAACTGGCGGGCCAAAATTCGCCTGCCAGGCCGCGCTGAAACAATTATTGATCTCTGTACGCCAGAAGTACGAGAGGCGTACATCCGTGCTCAGTACCACTATTTGGCATTACGCAAAAACCAACCAATCGAGGAAATTGAATCCGAATTTTATGGAAAAGCTAAATGTTGGTCTTGTATCCATTGGTTACCACGCGGCAACGAATGCAGTCTTGGGTTCCCCGAGGCACGGCAGAATGGGGGGCGCTTTGCCGCACGCTGCGGGTTGTATGACGATGGAAAGGAAGGTGCTGGACAGGATGGACCGGGGCGATGGCCGCTGGATTGAGCTGCTAGATCACAGTTTTGGTGAGGAACCTGTGTACCGCGCCTGCGGTCAAAACGGTGCCATGTGCCGGTACACCAACGACCTGTGGCAGGCTGAGATTTACGTGCAGTATTACTGAGCAGCACCAAGCCAAGAGTCAATAGCCTCTTCGCGGGTCAGGCTGTAAAACGCTTGGCTGCGGAACCAGTCGCGCCAGTCACGGTGGCCCTTGCTGCCGTTGCAGGTGATGCAAGCGCCACAGAGGTTTTCTGGTACAGTCAGGCCGCCAAGTACCTTGGGGACGATGTGATCGAGTGTGGCGCTGCGTGGGCCCAGTTGCTCGTTGCAGTAGGCGCAACAGTAATCACTTCGTAATAACACTGCATCACGCCACCGCCGCTTCGCCTCCTTCCTCGGGATCAATGTCGTCCCGTCGATTTGATGATCCACTGTTGGCATCTGGCAGGGGAAACATTTCGATCTCAAGCGACAGCAGATCATCCTCGTTCTCGATGAACTCGGTGATCCGTGCATACATGTCTGCTGGCAGCTCTTCGGGATCAGTCTCCGAACGAACCACCACCAGGGCAGTGATCTCGAACAGGTATGGCTGCACGGAGCAGTTGCCGCTGCTCCCACGTTAGCCAAGATCCATGATCATGAAGAAATGCAACAACCTATCGACACGCGCTGTCTGTGGTGTATTGTGTTTGCACGGGAGGCAACTTCCGCCATCAAATCAAATCCAATGAACATCACAACTGCTTCAACCAAGGCCGACATCATCGACGCATCCTGCGAGCTGATCGACACCCAAGCCGAGCAGATCAACGATCTTAAGGAGCGCCAACTGATCCTCTGGACCATCGTTGGCATCCTGTCCGTGCTGCTTGCATTCGGCGCCTAACAACCACTGGGGCACTTCAGTGCCCTTTTCATTACCACCTAATCAAATGACTTACTACCGCTGCGAATGCCTCGCTGAGGATCTGATTAACCGCTACATCGCACCCAAGACTGGCTGGGAAAAAATCAAAGAGGAAGACTTCCAGCGCCTTGCTGATTTAATCTCAGACAAAGGCGCATGGGCAGGCTTCTGCATGGTCAAAGCAATTAGCAGCTGGATCGACTGATGTTTACACTCATTGTCAGCGTCCTGATCGCTGCCGAACCAGTCCAAAAGATCGGTTCATGTCCACTTGGCTACTACACACAAGGCAGCTACTGCGTGCCTAGTCAAATCAACCCACGACCAGCCGTTGAGCGTTACGACAAGCAATGCCCACTTGGCTGGT